GGCGGCCTTGTAGGCGGCGGCCATGTTGGGCTTCTCGTACTTCAGATCGGAGGGCACGACCCCCGTCACGTTGGAGGATTGCGAGAGCACCGAGTTGTAGCTGGTCGGCTGATTGCCGTCGACCGCCTCGAACCAGCCGACCAGGTCGACCGAATGCGACTTCATCCACGCGGCGTAGAGGGTCACGAACGAGGCCATGTCGCCGCCGAGGCTCGGGCCATCCGAGAGGTCGGTGTTGCACCAGCCGGAGCCGAACTCCGGGATCGCCATCGGCACGTTGAGTGCAGCCGCGATCTCGGCAAGCTTATCGAGACCCAGACCATCCGCACCGCGGAGGATCTTGTTGAAGCGGGCCTCTCCAGTCAGCTTCTCGTCATCCGCGTACCCGTCGTTGTAGGCGTCCATCGTCAGAATATCGATGAACTTCCTCTTGGGGACAGCAGCCGTCCACGGTCCGAGACCGTAGCCCTTGTTCACGTTGAACATGATCCGAGCGGTCGAGATCTCCTCACGGATGATCGCGGCGATATGCTCGTAGGCTGCAATGAAGTTGGCCGGGCTTGCAGTATCGCTGCCGCCGAACGAGTAGATATGCTCCGGCCTCCAGCCGAGATTGATCTCCCATCCCAGGCGGATGTAGGGCGACGTGAAGCCCCCGCGATCCCGGATCGCGGCCAGGGTCTTCCGGTGGTAGGTGTCGAACTGGCCGGAGGGGATCTGGTCGAGGGCCGTGCCGCTGCAGACGACCGGCAGCGAGAAGCACATGTTCTTCCCGCACCCGGCCCAGTGGTTCATGGCATCCTCGGCGGAGGAGACCATGCTGTCCCAGCTGCCCTTCTCGCCGTGGTCCTGGACCATCTCGATCGGACGCCCGAGCATCCTCTCGAAGTCGGCGATCTTGGCCCGACCGTCCCCGCCGTAGCCCAGGTAGGGGGCCTGGAGCATGCGGCCGGGCACGGGCGGCGCCGGCTCGGCCGCGGGGATCGGTGCCGTAGTGGGGGCCAGGCTGGCGTAGGGCTGGGTCAGCGGGAGCTGGGCGACATCGCCGCCGTGCCGCTCGATCCATCCCTCCAGCTTGGTCAGGTCGTCGCCCGAGACCACGCCGGGGATGACGAGCAGGGTCGCGACCTCGCCGTTGAAGAACGAGCCACTGTCCCCGCCGCCGATGCGCAGACCGTGCGTGATGGCGCGCGAGCCGGCCCCGGCGTGCGTCTCGCGGACGCCGTCGATCGAGATCAGGGAATTGTCCCCGTTCAGGACCAGGATCAGTCCGTGCGACCCCGCGGTGGAGATGCGCTTGGTGATGCCGACGTTGTTCCCAGAGTTGAGAACCGGCTCGCCTCCGAAGTCCTGCCTGCGCGTGAAGAACAGGAACCGGTCATCGCGCCCGTCTTGAGCGCCCTGAACCAAGATCTCGTATCCGGTCGGGTTGGCATCCTCGTGAAAGCCGATCACGACAGTACAGGGCTGCGGAATGACGAAGTTGTCGGAGTTCCACTGCCGATCAGCGTCAGCCGTAAGGGTGTGATTGTTGCCGGACAAGTCGCTGTAGCTATCGTCCGGCTGGTGGACGAAGTAGACCGAGGGCGGGATCGGCAGATGCTGATCGGGCTCCCACAGGACATAGACCGGTCCGGCCGGCGGAGCCGTCACGGGCGGGGTCGCCGGGGTCGGGGCCGTCCCGGCGGAGCCGTGGACCTGGCCGTCGAACTCCATCACGGCACCACCGGCCGGCGCGGCCGAGAGGTTCCAGATGGCCTGGCCCGAGACGTTGACCACCACCGACGCGATCTGGGTGCCTCCCGCGAACAGGGTGGCAGTGCTCCCCGGCTTCAAGCCGGCGCGGGTGTAGGTCTTGCCGTCGTTGGTGATCGCGGTCTTGCCCAGACCGTTACGGGGGCGAGATAGTCCCACACCGACGCTCATGCGTAAGGTCCGTCGAGGATGAAGACCTTGGCGGAGCCCGAGACGACCTGGTGGTCGATCACGGAGATCCGGTCCATCTGGTTGGGGCCGTCGAAGAACTTGCTCTCGATGAACCCGCCGTCGGCCAAGAACAGCCGAACCACGCTGTCTCCGTCGGCCGCGACGAAGATCCCGTGACCGCCCCTTCCCTTGGTGCCTGGAGTGGACAGGACGGACTTCGTGTAGATGAGCATCTGACAATTCCTATGCAAAAAGCCCAGTCATGTAATTTATGACTGGGCTTTTCTTATGGGTACCGGGGGAAGACCTGGATCAGGCGCTGAGCACCGACATCCGCTGGCGGAAGTTGGCGTCGTAGCCCGGATCGTCCGGGAGCGGGGTCATCGGGGTGAACTCGAACGGCATGTTGCCGAAGTTGTCCGAGCTGAAGGCCATCGAGAAGCCCTTGGTGATCCGGCACTTCGGGAAGTGCAGGATGATCGGGGACTTGTCCTTCTGCGAGAGACCCAGGATGCGGACCGACACGTTGGTGTTGGCCTTCACCGGATCGGCGTCGGTCTTGGTCAGCTCGCCGACCCGACCATTGGTCGAGAACGACATGCCGGTCGGGACCGGGTAGCCGGCGAAGGTCAGGCTCGTGCCGGCGACCGCCGAGAGCTGGGCGACGTGGATCTGGTCGTCCTGGTTCTCCTGGAGGTAGATCCAGTCGCCGACCTGGAACGCGCCAGCCGACGCGACGGTCACCGAGGTCGCGGCGGAGGCCACGGGGGCACCGATCGCCACGCCGTCGGCCTGGGTGACGAGGCCGCCGCCGTCGAGCCCGAGGCCGTAGGCCAGGTTCTTGGCGGTGTACTCGTAGATCTCGCCGGAGATCGTGATCGGGAAGCCGTTGGTCACGGTGGCGACCACGTCGTTGCTGATGCCCTGGGTCAGGTCGACCTTGGTCGGCGCGGCGTCGACCTTGACGTTCTTGACCAGGCCGAGGCTGTGCGAGGCCGGGGTGAGGGCCTTCTGCGCCAGCGGCGGGCCGACGAGGATCGAGGCGGTGCCGAACATGAAACGGCTGGTGAGGGCGGTACCGGGCTGCATTTCATCTTCTCCTGGTCGCAGGTGGTCGTGGGTTTCGAGCTTGCATTACCGAGCGGTTCCGCTACCTGTCTACAAGGTGTTCAGAACAATTCGGAATTATTCGGCATGGTCGGCGTGGCACCCAAGAAGGTCAAAGCGACGGTAGTATTGAGCAAGGAGCTGCACGAGATGCTGCAGCTACGTTCGGAGAGGAACCTCCGAAGCCTCAGTCAAGAGATCGTCTACCTGATCGAGACCGGCCTGGCTCAGAAAAGCGACCAGGTGCGGGACACGATCCACATGATCTACAAGGCACAGGGTACCCCGTACCCTGCAGATCTTGTGCCTACAGACTGAAGCCTGCAACTCCCATTCTTGCTGCGCAGGTCACGGTCTGTGCCGGTCGCTGATCGACACGGGTCATCGGCGAGGCTGACGTGCCATCGAAGATGACGACATCGTACCCTGCTTCACTCCCGTCCAGTCTGTAGATCTTGAACCGCTCCTGGACTGCGAGACGATTGTAGAAAAGGTCGATGTACTTGATCATCTGACCCAGGTTCTCGTCGCCTCGGGTCATGATCCCGACGCCGAACGTGAGATCGTGGAACTGATCGTTCTGGGTCATCGAGAACCCGGTCAGACCGAACAAGGCCGTATTCGGCAGGGACTTGCCTTCGGCATGATTGTCAAAGTCATAGTACGTGGCCTTGTCCCCATACTGCTCGATGGTATCCCTGATCATTCTGATGCAGGAGCTGCGCGCGATCTCGTACATCAGGTGACCTTATTCGTTGTGCGGTTGGTGAACTTCTTCGACTTCAAGACGCGAAGCAGACACCGTTCGAGCACAATGGGTAACCGAGTGGTGAGCCAGAAGGCAAGCACTGGCTGGAGGAAGGGCCGCTGCGTGCCTCGCGGGTTGGTCAGCTTGGCGCCCAGGTCCGGGTCTCGGGCGCCGGCCGATCGGAGGTACTGGACCAGTACGGTTTCGTTCCCGGACGAGGCGGCGTTTCCCGAGGATCCGGTGTTGAGGAACGGCAAGTTCTCGCGACCGACGAACTTCTTGGCGAAGCCGATGTTCTTGGCCATGGTGATAAGGGTCACCGTAACCTTGCCCTTCTCCGGGTAATCGTTGACGATGATCTGGGGATCGACCAATGCTGCAAAAGCAGGCCCAAGGTAGGTGGTGAGGACCGACCGCAGCTCCCCGCTATCGACGAAAAACGTGTCGGAACCGCCCCGAGGTCCCATCTTCCGGCTCCGGTAGCGCTTGTTCGCGAGCGTGCGGGCGGTGAGCGCGTTCCAGCTCACGACGGTGTGCGAGCCCTCGACCAGGCGGTTGCCCTCCTTGAACTGCTCGAAGCTGGTGGATCCGACGAAGTTCCGGTTCACGTCGTCGACCGAGACGTAGATCGAGCCGGTGGCCGGCGATCGGACGCGCGTCATCACGCTGGCGGCGTTCCGCGCGAAGCGGTCGGCATCGAGCCGGATCTCCCGGATGATGCTCTCCTGGCCGATGACGATGGCCGCAGCCAGGTCCTCGACGCCCTTCTCCTTGATCATCTTCCGCAGGACCTGAACGACCTCTGCGGTCGCGTCCTCGGCACGCTTCGTGGTGCCGGACATCTGCGGGCCGATGCGGAAGCGGAGCGAGAGCTTGTCCGCCATGCTACTCGACCTCGGCGACCGTCACTCCGAGGGTGACCAGGGTGCGCTTCACCGTGCGCGTGCCGACCAGGTCGCCGGTCTGCAGTAGCGCGTTGGTGATCATCCGCAGCCGGTCGATCGGGATGCGGGTGCCGGCGTCGTTGTCGCCGCGGGTGAAGCTCTCGATCGCGACCCAGATCTTGCCCAGCGGCTCGCTGGTCAAGGTCTCGGTCAGCTTCGTGATCGGGTTCTGGGTCTCGACCGAGCGAAACCAGTCCAGCTCATCGGTCATCTGGAACAAGGCGAAGACCTTGGACACCGGATCGAGTGCGGACAAGGTCAGGTCGTGGTCGCCGACGAGCAGGACGCGCTGGAAGCGGTCGCGCAGTAGGGTGCCGGCCTCGATCGGCTCGCGCAGCCGGCAGCGCAGCGCGATGCGGGGCAGGACGAAGACCGAGGTGGGCAGCTGGGTCGGGTTGACCGGGTGCATCACGCCGCGGATGCGCGCACCGGACGGGAGCTTGCGGAACCAGCTCTCGTTCGAGGCCTGGACCCTGGAGAGGAGCGGTTGCCCCATGGATCAGGCTCCCGTGGTGTCGGGCGCGTTCCCGGTGACCGGATCGATCGCGGGCGAGGTGAGCAGGATCAGGGTCGAGACCCCGAGCTGGTCGTTGGTCACGCCTGCGAGCTGGTTCACGTCGATCGTCCGGCGGGCGGCGAGGCCGGCGGCGATGGCCGCCACGTCGATCGTCTTCAGGCGATCGGTCTTCAGCGTGCCGTCGGTCTTCGACTGGAGGATCCGCTGCGACAGCGCGGGGATCATCTCCAGGACGACGGTGTAGGCGACGATCCGGTTGGCGATCACCTCGTCGAGCGAGCCGCTGGTCAGGGCCGCGTCGAGGACATCCCGGCTGGAGAACAGGCTGCCGGCGAGCAGGTAGCCGCTGTACACGTCGATCGCGGTGTCGGGCAGCTCGTCGGAGGCGATGCCGACGACGTTGCGCACGTCCTCCGGGCTCACCTTGTAGAGCGGGAAGGGGACGAGCCGGTAGGTCTCACGCCGCGCCCCGCTCGCTCCGCCGGCCATCCAGCTGACGATCACGGTGCGCTGATCGAAGACCCGGTCGGCCCCGATCGTGTTGACCAAGGCGTCGATCTTGACGGTGACGCCCGTGTCCTCGGGCATGGGCGTCAGCGCGACGGGGCCGGCGAGCCGCACCCCGACCGCGGAGAAGACGCTGAAGCTCACGGTGTCCGCGTCCGGTACCGTCAGATCGTCCGCGGCCGACAGGAAGTCGACCCTCAGTGCGAGATCGGTACCGGACAGGACATCCATGGGTCAGATCAGGCCTTCTTGGCCTTCGAGCCGGCGGCTGCCGGCACGTTGGTGTCCTTCTCGCCGCCGGGGCCTTCGGCCTCGCCGGCATCGGCCGGCTTCACGTCGGGGGCGAGGCCGGCTTCCTGGCCGCTCGGGTTCGCGCCCCCGGTGACGACCTTGGCGCGCGGGAGGACCATGTCCTCGGCGTTCGGGGTCGAGCCGTCGACCGGGAACTCGGCGAGGAAGGCGGCCACGGCCAGCTCCTCGTTGCCGTCGGCCTGCTTCACGGCGTCGTCCCAGTCGGCCTGGGTGGCCTTGTCGCCGACCTTGCCGACGCTCTCGGCCTGGCCGGCGGCGATCTTCTCGCCGAGCCACGGGCTCGGCTTCACGACCGAGATGCCGACGCTGCGGATGAGTTCCCCGGTGTCCTCGACCAGAAACTGGAAGGCGCCCGTGGTCTTTGCGAGGATCTTCATGGGGATGGTCTCACCTGCTGGTTGAAAATCTCAAGTCCCGCCGGAGACGCGGGGGCGTCGTAATCCGGCGGGACTGTCCACCACTCGCTGCCTGTCGTCAACGAGCGGCAGAACTCGGGATCAGGCGTAGCTGAGGATGTCGCGGGTGCCGTCGAACACGATGCGGAAGCCCGAGACCTCGGACTTGACGTACGTGATCGACTGCGTCTGGATCGCGCGCTCGCTCTCCGAGATCAGCGACCCGGCCTCGATCAGCTCCTCCAGCGTCTCGCCGGCCGACATGCCGAGCAGCTGCCCGTCCGGCATCGTGGTCGACAGGACGAAGTCGACCCGGCCGTTCAGGATCGGCACGCCGCCGATCTGGAAGCCCGAGGCGGCGAGGTTGCGGGCCGCGGTCACGTCGCGGTTGTCCGCGATCGGGAGGGCGAACAGCATCAGCCAGTCGATGTAGGCGCCCCAGCCGCCGACGACGCGGTCGATCGGGTAGCCGGCCTTCGCGCGGCTGATCAGCCACTGGAGGATGTGGCGGTAGCTGAGCTGGCCGGGGGTCGCGTTCCCCGCCGAGTGCAGGCCGTCGTAGCTCGACTGGAGCGTGACGCCGGAGGCGGCGTGCACGCCGTCGCCGTTGATCAGCACCGCGGTGGCGACGCCGACCTTGGACATCTCCAGCTCGCGGGTCATGCGGGCGGCGTAGGGCGTCAGCAGGTCGAGGCGGGCGCGGCGCGAGAACTCGTACGAGGTCCGGTAGCCGCCACCGATCTTGTACATCTTGACCCGCTGGTCGGACGTACGGATCGAGCCGAGGGGCATCGGCGCCAGCTCGGCGACCGGGCGCATCACGCGGTAATCGTCGGGCGTGTCGTTGACCACCGTGGTGATCATCTCGACGCCGTTGATGGTCCGGGTGTTGGCGAGCAGCGGCGCCAGGGTCTCGAACGCGGTCTGGCGGTACTTCCACTGGACCAGGTCGTCGATCACCTCGGGGAACAGCGCGCGGGTGCCGGGGCTGTACTCGAACGTGTCCGAGGCCAGCTCCAGGGTGATGCCGGCGTCGTAGTCGTCCTTCACCGGCAGCTGCAGGTAGGCGAGCGAGGCCTCGTAGCCGTTCAGGCCGGCGTACTTGTCCTTCTCGTTGGACTTCGACGGGTCGCAGGCGAGCCGCAGGAAATCCCGCATCTCGATGCCGTACTCCTTCGCCTCGGCGACGAGGCGCAGGCCGGCGCGGGCCGACGCATCGGGATCGCCCTCCTGGTTGCGGAGCGTGCCCAGCAGCTCCTCGGGGGAGCGGCGCTTGATGTGGGAGAGGGGCTTGTAAACGACCACGGTACGCTCCTGGAGCTGGATCAGTTGAGGAAGACTGGCGGCGCCAGGGTTAGAGCTGGACGACGACCACGTAGGCCGGGGCAACCTCGCAGACGTACTGGCGGTTGTCCTTGGCGGCGCCGGACTTCACGAGGCCGCCGCCCGCGCCGACCACGCTGTCGCCGATGGCGACCACGGTCGCGGCGGCCTTCGGGATCTTGTCGGTGAACTGGTGCTGCACCGTGCAGACGCCGCGGTCCTCGTAGACCTCCAGGCGCCCGTGCACCGGATCGCCGTCGCCGGCCAGCTTCACGGTGTTCGGCTGGGTGAGGTCGAGCGTGACCGCCTTACCCTCGTCCGCCTTCGAGACGGCACCGGAGATGTTCCAGGTGCGGTTGGCGTCCTCGTTCTTGATCGAGAACAGGCGGACGATGTTGTGGAAGGGGCTGGTCATGGTCTGGGTCCTGTCCTCAGATCAGTGTTGCGGGTCGGTCGAGGACCGGGTTCAGCGGGCGCCGGGGGCGCGGGCGAAGGGCGAGTTCGGCCGACCGCCGTTGACGTATCCGGCGTCGCCGTTGCCGAAGTCGACGCCGCGGGCGTGCTGCTGGGAGCCGCCGCCGCCGTTGCCGGCGCGGATCACGGCGATGGCCTCGGTGACCTGGGTCAGGGCCTCGGCCGGCACGGTCTTCAGCACCTCGGTCGGCTTGCCGCCGGCCGCGAGGATCGCGCCGCCGACCTTGGCCGACAGCTCGGTCGCGGCCGAGAGCTTGGTCGTGAGGTCGGCGTTCGCCGCGGTGAGGTCGGTGACCTGCTTGGCCTGGTCGGTGCCCTTCAGGGCGGCCAGCTCGCTCTGCGCGGCGGTGAGCTGCGTCTGGAGGTCGGTCGCGCGGACCTTCTCGGCGTTCAGGGCGGCCTCGGCGACGGCGGTCTTGCCGGCGTGGGAGGCGATGGCGTCGGCGAGTTCCTGCGCGGTCATGGCGAGTTCTTCCTTCGGGTCGGTGGGCTTCGGGCCTGGCTTCGGCGGGGTCGGATCCGGCTCGTCCCCGGTGAGGAGGAGCAGGGTCTGGAGCGGCACGTCCTTGTTCGACAGGTGAAGGTGAAGCTTCTGCTCCGCTCCCGCACCCTTGATCCGAGCACCCGTCGCGCCACCACGACCGACTAGGCTCATTTCGAACCATTCGTCAAGGTTGTTCAGGATCACATGGGCACCATTCTGGCCCATGATGTTGCCTTTGTCGTCCTTCCCCTCGACGAAATTCTCGAAGAAGTCGCACGCCGGCCCCATGAAGTCGAAGCCGGTCTTGTTCGACAGGGCTTCCTTGCCGAGGATGGCGACGGAGACCTGATCGACAGTCCCGTTGTTGACGAGGTCGACCTTGTCCTGGTGCTTCTTGTCGATCCAGAACAGGACCTCCAAAGCATCCGTCCCGCCCGGCCCGATCCCGCTCAAGACCTGGCCGGAATAGACCCGGCCGATCGGGAGCTGATCGTCGTTGGCGCCATGGTGCATGATCTGCACCGGGCGGCTCTCCTTGTTCACCTCGGCTGCCATCTGCTCCAGGAACGAGCGTGAATGCACCGCTCCCAGGTAGACGGGATGCTTCTTCCGCACGGGTGCGGACGTGAGGGCATCGGCCTTGAACACGATCAGGTTGTCGACGTTCACGTCGGCACCGACCGCGGCCTTCAGCTTCGCCTTTCCAGCATCATCGAGCGTGATCTGCTTCATGGTCGTCGTCTCACCTGAGTTGGGTCTCGGAGCAAGCCCCTGTTCGGAATATGTCTGAACAATTCCTACCTACGCTGCCGGACGCTTCGCAGGATTGCGCGCGGACTGAGCCGTGCGCTTCGGCGCGAGGTTGCGATTAAGCGGTCCGTTGTTCGGGCTGACATCTTCAGGCCGCGGCGTAGAACCGTCGTCCGCCGCAGGTGCCGCTGCCGACATGAACTGCGTACCAGAAAGCTGCGGAGCACCGGCAGGAGGAAGTCGCTCGTACATCCACAAATGATATTCCACATCGGTGATCAATCCATCTGAAAGATCTTGACGGAGACGCTGCGCTTTCATCACGAGCTGGGGTTCCAGCTCGGTCCACGGACGGAGTTCTGCAGGCGCGAACTTCACCTTGACCAGACCCTGGAAGCCGGTGCGCTGCAGCTGGTAGGAGAAGCCCCGCTGGTAGATGTCGATGATCGGCTCGTTGAGCTGATCTGCGAACATCGCCGCAATACGGGCCTCGACCGATCCTGTATTGACCCCGGACGTGCCGCGACCGAGGACAGTGGACATGCTCTTGAGCCCGGCCTGGTTCTGGGCGTTGAGCGTGGCGATGATCGGCTCGACGTTCATGGCCGCGCCGGGGTTCTTCTCGTTCAGGATCGAGAACTCCAGGCTGTCGGCGTGGACGATGGCCTGGTCGACCGAGATAGTGCTGAAGCTGGCCGAGATCTCGGCGTAGCGAGCACTGAGCCAGTTCATGTAGTCGGTGCTGCCCTTGTTCTGGGCGATAGCAGAAGGCATGGCCTTCAGCAGGATCTCCTCCAGTACCTTGATCTCGATACGGGGATACCCGGTGAAGCGCATGATGCGATACAGGTCGTTGATGACCTGCTGCCGAGCAGCGATCGTATTGATCGCCGAGACGAAGTAGGACGAGGTGTAGATCTGCGTCGGGGACCGGCGGTAGAAGCTGGTAAGGAAGGCCGGCGTGTCGAGCATGACCGGATTGGTCTGACCCTGGACGATCTGACCGGGCTTGTAGACGCCGGGCTGCTTCTCGTACCAGCGGATCGACTTCATATCGACGTTGCGGATGCTGTCGGGCGTGCCGTCCTTCCCGTCGATCCACTCGGTGCCGATCGCGCCCCGGAGGAGCGCCATGTAGCGCAGCTCCTCGGTGATCTTGTCCAGACCCATCTTCATCTGGAAGCCCTGGGTATAGTCGGTCTGGAACGAGATCTTGTTCAGCATCTGATAGAGGCTGGCGGACGCGGCCGGGTCGATCTCACCCTGCAGATCTTCGGCCCAGGTGATCATCTGGGTGTCGGCGAGGGTCAGGTAGCCGTTCACAGCTGCAGATACGTCGGTATCGTGCTGGAACAAGTCCTCCATGATCGTCTGAGCATCAGCGCTCTGACGCGACGTGAACAGATCGTTGAGGTGATCTCGATACGTCGGGAACGTGAGGACGTTCTGAGCCTGCTGCGGGTTGTAGGTCGGGGTGATACTGGTCCCGCCCGCGCGGTTCTTGCCCTTCGGAAGGAGGATCTTCGGGATGAAGTCTGTGGCAGCCACGATGTGATCCGATCTCTGCTATCTGCCGCCGAGGATCCCGAAGGGGCTGGCGTTGTCCGCTCCGCGGAAGATGCCCGGCCCGGCCGGCGTGAACAAGCGGGCTCCGCCTCCGAGGAAGATCGAGGAGCGCTGATCCGCCTGGAAGTCAATCCCCTGCTTCAGGCGCACGGCGAGCTGGTGGTTGGCCATCGCGTGCAGGTAGTGGTCCTCGCCGACCTTCTGCCAGACGGGCGGAAGATCGGGCAGCTCCATGCGGAACATCCCGCGCATGTGCGAGATCAGCAGCGAGGACTGGGCCTCGTGCCCGCTGAAGTTCCAGACCCGGTTGCGGGTCTTGTTCGCGACCGCGTCGATGCTGATGGTCCGGTTGACCACGTAGTGGGTCAGCTGCTCGAACTCGTCGAACTGCTCGACCACGGCGGGCGCCTTCGGCACGGTGGCGTAGCCGACCGGCATGATCCGGCCGAAGGTCTTGTCGCGGATCTCGTCCGAGGTCGGGGTGTAGGGGTAGCGGTCGATGCCGCCCGCGACGATGTTGTAGGCATTGGTCTTGCCCACGACGAAGTCGACGATCTCTCGACGGGGGATCTGGTGAAACTCGAAGATGTGGTTGGGTCGTCCGATGACGACGTGACAGGTCTCACCCATATCCGCCCCGAGGAACACGTCTCCGAAGGCGGCCGGGCTGACGGGCTGCTCGTTGGACAGGAAGCACTGGCGGATGTCTGCTTCGCTGATCCGGGCGTTGCTGTCATTGAACGGCTGACCGAGCACGGTGTTGAAGAAGCCCCGCGGATTGTCCGCGCGGTTGTACTTCATCATCTGGTCGAGGATGTAGGGGATCGTGATGCGGTGCGTGGAGAAGGGCCGCACGTCGTAGCCGTGCCCGCTGCGGCCGGGGTGCTTGGCGACCCACTCGCGGTTCTCGCTCGGGTTGCGCAGGTCGAGCGGCTTGGAGCAGCGCTCGCAGACCACGGCGACGTTGCTGATGTCGATCTGGTTCACCTCGTCCTGGCTCAGCCGGGTCACGTCCTGGCAGGTGATCGGCAGGCCGGGCAGGCGCAGGAACTCGCGCTTGAAGTCCGGGGCCTGCCAGTGCCGGCATCCGGGGCAGCGGATCAGGTACGAGCGCTGGTCGCTCGCGCGGTAGGCCGCGTCGATGCCGAAGCCCTCGAAGGTCGGGGTCGAGAAGCGCTGGTTAATCTTGTGGTCGGAGTTCTGTAGTCGCGACTGCATCAGGCCTCGAAGCGCCTGGTTTGCAAGATCGACCTCGTCCTCCATCAGTATGTCAGCAGAAGTGGAAGTGGCTTCACCTTCGGTCGTACCGAAGATGTACCCGAAGCTCTCGTCGACCTGGTACAAAGCCTTCTGTCGGACTGGCTTGGCGACGAGCGGGCCGTTCCAGATCTTGTCGGTCTCCAGCAGAAGCTTGATCCGGCTCTGGGACATCCGATCGCGCATCGGCTGGTTCGGGAACGAGAAGATGCCCGAGGTGCCGGGATTGCGCTTCAGGAACGCGAAGAACTTCCGCATCTGACTTTCGGTCAGGCCCACCTGCGACGGCTTAATGCACGACAGGTCGGGGTTCATGTCGTCGATGATCTCGGTCTGGAAGCTGTAGTCCTTGGTCGAGAACGGCTTCTGACGCAGCGTCGTGTGCTGGAACAGCCACTGGCTGTTCGTCAGGCTCTTGCTGTCGTCCGGGTACCGCTCGTCCAACGTCTCGATGAAGGACTTCAGATAGGGGTTCTTGGCCATGGATCCGCTCCGAGAGTTCGTATGGGATACAAGGAAAATGCGGATCTAAGCAAATAATTACTTTTGATGGGCTTTGGACTGGTGCGCGCGGCGGTACTGGGTGAGGGCGCGGAGAATAGATGAAGTATTTCAAGTATTTGAGTGGTGTTCACACGAAAAAGCAGGCCTCTTTCGGGGCCTGCTGGCGTTGCTATCAACTTCGGTACCTTGTGGCAAAGATCGAGTTGACGGCGAGGGTCGGGAGAAAAGGCAGATTGCTAGGGCGCCGAGATAGCGCTGGACAACTGTTTCGGTCTCGCTGTATGGCGAGGGTCCTGTCCATGTGAGGTGAGACGATGGCCGACCGGATGTACCCCGCCTTCCCAGCGGGGATCGAAACTCGCTTCCAGGCGGTGAAGATGACGGCGGGCGGCTCGGCCGCGGAAATACGCGCCTACCTGGACGATCCGGCCTGCCCGTACTCGCTGGTCCTGAAGGACGTGATCCGCGGCTACCTCCTGGGTGGAGGCATGGGAGCCGGCGGGGCTGCCGTGATGGACGGCAATCTGGCGGTCGCGCCGCTGTTCCAAGGACGTGGTTCCGGTTCCGATCAGACGGACGAAGAACGCGCCGACGGCGTGCTGGAGGAGATCCAGCGCACGATCGACACGATGCGGAATATCGAGCAGAGCCTAGACCACGACGACACAGACGGCAAGCTGAACATCATCAAGCAGAAAACCGCGCTGCTGGAGAAGTGGGTGTCTCTGAAGCAAGGTGCGTTCGGTATCAAGCAGATCGGCGAGTTCATTCGACTGGTCTTGGCGGCACTGGACGAGCATCTTGACAAGGATCAGATCGCCGCACTGAAGATCAAGATTGCTGCGCTCTACGAGCGCGAGGGGGACTGATGCCTAAGGACAGACCTAGAGGGTTCTCTGGCGGGGACGACGAAGATCCGAAGGCCGACCTCCCCCTGGGGGAGGACACGGTCTGGTGGTTGTCGTGGTTCTTGCTGATCGTCTTCGGCATCGGAGCTTTGGGCTGGGTCGTCGCAGCTTGGCTCGCTGACGACTGGTACGTCTTCGAGATGCAGAAGATCTGTCGTCACATGTTGGAGCAGAGCGGCAAGACCGTCTGCTACATCGAAAAGGGTAGGTAGGCGATCGGCATGGGCGTTTTCAGCGACAACTGCGACAAGCTCTGGGCCGCCGGCCTTCCGGTGATGCCGATCCGCGAGGCGGAGAAGCGACCCTTCCTCCACGCCTGGCAGCGCTATGGCACGGAGCTGCCCTCGCCCGAGGAACAGGCCCTATGGCGGCGGGTCCACCCGAACTGCAACCTGGGTCTGCCGCTCGGGCCGTGCTCGCGCATGTTCGCGCTCGACGTGGACACCGATGATACAGCGGTGCTGGAGCTGATCCGGCGGATCTCGCCGAAGTCGCCCTGGGAGCGCGTCGGCAAGAAGGGCCTGGTGATCGGGTTCAAGTACACGAACCAGGCGATCATCCGCATCCGGTACCGGATCAAGAGCGGTGACAACGCCGGCAAGGTGTCGACCCTGATCGACATGCTGGGTGCGGGCTCGCAGGTGGTCCTGCCGCCGTCGATCCACCCGGACACCGGCCAGCCGTACTGGGCCTCGGCCGACCTGGCGGACGTGATCGACGACCTGCCGATCCTGCCGGAGACGTTCGAGGCCGAGCTGCGCGCGGGCCTGAAGGCGCTGGGCTGGGACATCGTCGGGCCGCAGGACGGGTCGGGGCGCGGGGCGGGCTACGGCGCGGTCACGGAGCACGTCTCGGTGGGCAACCGCGACAACGCCCTGGTCGGCATGGCGGGCCTGTTCTCGCGCGACATCATGAAGGGCAACCGGACGCTCAAGGAAGCCCTGATCCAGATCAACACCGCGGCCGAGACCTACCTGGAGAAGACCTACGGCGACAACATCGAGAGCCACAAGGGCGTCGCCAAGCTGATCGAGTTCCTGAAGCGGGACATGGGCGGCCCGATGCGCCGGCCGCTGCCGCGGGGCTGGTCCGACGGCATGGACGAGGCCGAGCTGCGGGTGCTGGGCCTGGCGGCGGAGGACCTGGACGAGGACGACGTGGTCTGGGAGCCGGAGGAGATCCGGTCGGCCTTCACAGTGGCCGTCGGCGGCGACGGTGTGAAGGACGACCCGGACAAGTTCCTGGCCGTGGCGAAGGACGCCATCTCGCGGATCGCCCGTCAGCAGATGATGGACCCGATCGAGGAAGAAAGCCTGCTGAAATACATCGTCGATCTGAGCGGAAAACAGATCACGCTGGCCGGTGCCCGAAAGCAATTAGGGCGGATGCGGATGGGTCCGATCGAAGGACTGTCCCACTTCCAGATCGCCGAGGCTGCTCTGGTCAAGATGGAGGAGATTGGCGGTGAGATCCGGGCCTGGTCGGAGATGTTGTGGCAATACAACGGCTCGCACTGGACCAAGATGGACGAGCGGGAGGTGCTGAAGCAGATCATCCAGGAGTTCGGCGATCTGCGGGCGGGGCTTCGGTCGAACGACCACGCCGGCATCCTGAAGACGATCAAGAACCTCCGGTCGGGCGAGCTATGTAGAGTGCCGGGGATCGCCGGCATCAACTTCGTCAATGGATTTCTAGGTCAGGACCTGGTCCTGGTCGAGCACAACCCGGACTTCGGGATGACGTATTGTCTTCCCTACGGATACGAGCCACAGCTGGCGGACAAGTGTGGTAAGTTCCAGCAGATGCTGGCTGACTACTGGGCAGAGGACGACGATTACAGCGAGAAGGTGACATGCCTGGGCGAGCTGATCGCGCTGACGATGTTCGGCATGATGACCTCGGTGCAGCTCGCCGTCTGCCTGTACGGGGTGCCGAACTCGGGCAAGTCCCGGATCGTCGAGATCCTGCAGAAGCTGATGCCTGTCGAGGTGACAGCAACGGTGCCGCCGCACTCGTGGGGCGAGCGGTTCTCGGTGATCCATCTCGTGGGGAAGCTGCTCAATTTCGCAGGTGAGCTGTCCGAGAATGCGATGATCGACGGTCTCCGGTTCAAGATGATTGTTAGCGGGGAGATGATCGACGCTGAGGAGAAGGGACAACCGAAGATCAACTTCCGACCTCGGTGCGCGCACTGGTTCGCATCGAACTTCTTGCCAAAGTCACGAGACAGTTCCGAGGGATTTACTCGTCGATGGATCTTCCTGCACTTCAAGAGGAAGGTTCCGCTCGACAAGGTGGTGATCGACTTCGAGAAGGAGCTGGTCGCCGAGGAGCGCGAGGCCATCGCGGCCTGGGCCGTGGCCCACATGACAGGCCTGCGGGCGCGGAACTTCCGGGTCACGGACCCACCGAGTTCGATAGCCCAGCGCGCGTCGCTGGAGAACGAGCTGAACAACGTCCGGGCCTTCCTGACCGACTACCAGCGCGCTGGCCGGCTGCTGCTCGGGGCTGCCGATCACGAAGGCGTGGTCCGGGGTAGTAATGGGGCGGTGCTCGGTGCCACGATCTCGACAGCTCTAGGTGGTGAGGTCGACACGACACCATTTGATACGCTGTACCAGCAATATCGCTCGTACTGTGTTGCCCAAGCAGTGTCCCCGGTTGGGTCAAAGTCCCTGATAAAGAGACTGGAAATGCTCGAAGGTGTGTTCGGGTTCAGGTGTGAAAACCTGAAGAACCCCGCCGGACTGCTGATCCAGGTCTATCGAGGTGTCACGTTGGTCGATCCGACCGTTGTAAAACGGAAGAAGGCGGCGTAGCATGTCAGTGATTATGGAGATTTGCGATGCCTGCACCCGGATCGATGATGGCACTCATGGGCACCACCTCCATGACGGAGGCGCGGGAGCTAAGCCGACGGTTCGCCTTCCCGGATCATGCTCGGATCCCCGAGCAGACGCTGCGGTTCACGAAGCCGGCCGCGGTCGGCAAGACGGAGACGCTGGTCGACACCCCGGTCATGAAGCAGGACAGCGTGCTGCTCCCGCGGACCGGCGAGCTGTTCGGTCGCCTCCTGGACCGGGCGATGGTAACGGAGCCGATGATCGAGGCCGTGCTGGAGGCGAGCGGGCAATGCGGAGTGCAGCTGGAGCGGTGGCAGGCGAAGGTGCTGGCCGGGGCAAGTATGGCTGCTTCGGACCTGTTGTGGTGGCCACCTGGCGAGAGCGGCTTGCTGTCGGGGAGAGCATCGAGCGCGTCGCGCGTAGCTCCGGGGTCTCCGAGCGCACGATCCGTCGCTACTGCCCAGACCGGGAGCGGGCGCGGTCCGGGCCGAAGGTTCGGCTGAACCGAGAGGGCATCGAGAACGGTCTGCGCTGCTTGTTACCGCATGCGGAACTAGCGGCGTGGTTCGGGTGTACACCGCAGATGGTCTCGGTGATCTGGCAAAAGATGAAGAAGCGGGAAGGTATTACCTATGGATACAAGAACGAAGCCGCTCGATGCTGGAGCATCGGTTGGGCCAGTCGTGGGGGCCGCCGTGGGCCTCGGCGACGCGGGACGCATCTCCGGCTCGTCGATCGTGACGGGTCGGATAATCCCGTCGGATGAGGGGATCGACAACGCCCATGCTCGGGCGTTGGAGATCCTGGGGCCGGGCACGGTCACCCGCGACCAGATCAAGGCGATCGTGCTGGCCGCGTACCCGCGGCGGGCTTGACATCCCGGCACCGCTCCTGGTGCTGGTGTAGGCGCGGCTGCAGCCGCTGAACAAGGACACATGACATGGCCGAAGAAACCAAGCGCTTCACCGTCGGCAAACCCGGCAAGGACCAGGAAGGGTTGGTACTGATCGCCGACGCCTCGGGCAATTCCCGGCAGGCCACGGCCTACACGCGGGACGGGGACACGCTCCGGTTCTCGTTGGAGGGCGACGGCGGGGCTTTCTACAGCTGCCGCCGGGGCGACCCCGAGTTCGACGAGCTGGCCGAGGCGTTCGGGTTCCCGGACGAGGAGCCCGAGAAGGAGGAGAAGGCCCCCGTGAAGCCGGCTCCGAAGCCCGATCCGAAGCCCGTTTCGGCCTAATATCAAGGAAAAGGGCAGCGAAAGCTGCCCTTTTTCTTGTCTTAATCGCTGTAAAACTCTCCAAAATGCTGCTTTGCAGCTGTTTTATACGCTAAATTAGCGTCTTTTGGATCAAAATAACGTCCCAAGTACGTTCTTTTACCATTTATATAGATTTCAGCCCTATATTTACCATATTTCGTATCAAATGAAACGCCGCGGTATCCGCTGGTATTATTGGAACTGATGCTGGTATTTTGCTGATTTTGGGCGTCGGTTGCGGGTCTTATGTTACCCCAAGCGTTATTGCTTCTTACCTTATCACGATGATCGACCAAATTATCCGGCCATTTTCCAGTTACTATTAAGAATATAATACGATGTGCGAGGTACTGTTTACCGTCAATTCCTATAAATACGTAGCCTGTTTCCCTTAAACATCCAGCTGTATCTCCAGCCTTTATACTATTCCGACACCGGCTGATGCGCCAGGTGAGGATGCCGGTCTCGGCGTCGTAGGCGAGCAAGGCCCGGACGCGGTTGACGAACTCGGGGGTGGCGGGGATCCTGGTACGAGGCATTGGTCGAGGTCCTTCGACTGGCGCTAGAGAAGGTCCTGGCGTTGGCGCGCTGGGACCTTCTTGCATTGTAGAGCTGTAGCTCAGCGGGTCAAGACGATAGTAATAGTACCCGTTTTCTGAAAATTTCCCGGAGAAAAATCTGAGAGAGTGTGTAGTAGGTCGAGAAATTCTCTAATAAATAGTAGGGGTTATGGGTGCCCTCCTAGCCCTTGACAATTTTCGATGGGTAACGGCCTTATATGCGTGTTCGTTACTAC